TGAATATACGGGCCGCTTCTTGCCCAAGCGTCCGCTGCAAGTCATAAGACGATCCAGAGTAATTTACCGCGCCATCTGGAGGGATGAGGGTATCGACAACATTCCGAAAACGTCGCAATCGAGCGTATTGTTCAGGCGTAAAGAGTTCCTCGGCAATCGTTTGATTTCGGCCCGTCAAAAGCTCATCCAAGTTGTCTCTGAGCACCTTTGGGTTGTAGCTCTTTTCGGTTTGCTTCATGACGCGCTTGATAGCGGCCTCTTGCAACGCCGCCCATTCCTCAGAATCCTCGCCTAGCGCCTTTTTGATTTGAGGCACAACTTTTCGGACCTGTTCGGTTGGGGCAATCTTATGCGCGCCAAGAATGTATTCAAGCGTTTGTTCAGGGCTTGGGTCTGCCTTTACAAGCTTCTCAAACACTTTGTTGGCCTCAAACCTTTCCGCAAAGTCAGCCCGCGCTGATCTAGCGGACCTATAAGCTTGAAGAAAAGCCTCGTCACCCTCAAACAAAGCCGCATCAACAGCACCATCAATGTATCCGTCAAATGATCGCTTAACCGCTATTGCGGCGCGTCTGTCTGAATTATTGCCAGCCGCGTCAATAGATGAATTTATAGCTCTTCGCGCAATCTCTATCCGTTTAAAGTCTACTGCGCCAACCGTGGCAGCGCCTCGCGCGTTCATGGCAGAAACTTCGCTCTTAAGGCGCTCAACCGCATCCATAGCCTGCATCGCAGCCGGCATTGTGCGTCTCGCCTCTTCTGAAGGCGCATCCATCAGAAACTTAACGTCGTCTGGCAAGGCTTGCCTAACCGCGTCTGGCATGGCCTCGACGCCCTCAGAACGCATTTTTGCGCCCGCCGCTTCGGCCTGCTCATATAGCGCCTTAATTTCTTGTTGCGCCGTACCCGCCTTCTTCATCAGGCCTTCCTTAACAAACGCGCCAGCTTCGTTAATTTCCGCGAATTGATCTCCCGCGAGCCTTTTGCCCGCGCCAATAACTGCCTCTTTCTGATCATCCATGAACGGTCTTAAAACTTGCGTTGCATCTGGACTCCGCCCGCCGCGAGCGGCAGCCACCTCAAACGCGATTTGATCGAGGTCATCTGTTGCCTGTCCGCGCGTCATGCGAATGCCAAACTCGTCAACGGCGCGCTTGCCCTGCGATGGCTTGCCTCTTACGTTGCGCTGTAGTCCATCCGCCTTATTAAATACGCCCTCACCAAGCTTGCCAAACACGCCACCTGATACAGCTCCAAGAGATGCGCCCGCAAGCTTGCTGTCTTTACCAGCGTCTCCGTAACCGTAAACGCCGCCACCAATAGCGCCGCCAAGCATAGGCCGCTGTGATAGGTTTATCACCGGGGATGCCGCTCGTGCGCCAATAAGACCAGAAGGCAAGGCTGACAGCATCTCAATCCCCATCGTCTCCAATGGCCGCTTGGCTCGCGCCGCCTTTAGATTGTATCGCAAGCCCTGCTTGCCATACTCGTCACCCGCTAAGCCTGCGATCTCGTCAGCTAAACCAAAAGAGGTTCCGTTGATCATCGCTGCGGAACGCTCAAACACGGGGGCCGACTTATCCAAAGCTGCTAAAAAGGGGTCAGGCTTAGGTAAAGTCCTTGGATCATTCGTCAATTGCGCAAGATGAGGATAACCATCAGATAAACGCTTGATTTCGTAGCGCATACCCTTTGGCGCAGGGTTTTGGCGCGCGCGCTCTTGAAGGTCTGCTATAAGCACATCATCAATTTGTTTCGCTGCTGCCCGTATTCGAGGCTCAGCAGTTCCAACCGCCAGCTCACGCGCTGGCCTTTGGTACTGCTGAGCTGGCGTGATGCCAAGGCCCGGCCCGTTTGTCTGCGTTGCTGAATTACCAGATTTAGCCTCAAGCTCACGCAGTCGCTTCATCTTGCGAAGGCGCTCTAGTTCTGCGCGCTGATTGGGGTCTGCCATTATTGAATGTCCTCCCCGGCTGCCCATGCCCTAAGTTGTGCAAGCTCGTCCTGCTCATCGGCTGTCAGATTGTCTGCACCAACGTCGCCAGATAGTCCGGCGTAACGCTGCATCTTCTTCATCATTGCGACTGTTTGCGGGTCGGCCTGCGTTCGATTAGTAACAAACTGATATGTTTCTTGATCGATCACGCCCTCACCAAACATCTTGCGCATCAGATCACCGCCGCCAAACGATACATCAAGCGCATGAAGCTTGGACATAGCCGCCTCAAAATTGTCATCCTTGATTGCGCTCAACCACGCCTTCATCTCTGCGTCTGAATCCATTGCCTTGGCAGAAACATCAGACATAGAAATCATGTCCATGAGCGCCTTCATTGAAAGCCCTTGGATCGTATTTCGCGCCGTGGTGTTTTCAGTGTTGCCAACATCGCCGCCAATGGCGTCTTGAAATTTACCTAACCCGGTTCCGCTATAAAGAGCGCCGATGTTTTGGCCTGCGGAGTTGCGTTGACTTGTAATCGCTTTATTCTTATTCAGCGTTGCGTAAGATCGAACTAGAGTGCTTAGACCATACTCGCGCCCTTCACCCGCCTCACTTTTTGAGTTGCTTAACCGTTCGGCCTCAGAGCCGGGGATCAGCACTTGCTTAATACCCATAGGATTATCAGCCCTAACAAACATTTTCCCCTCATCCGGCTTAACACCGCCAAGCATCTCTGTTGGAATTGGCTGGCCAATTGGAATGTCTGCAAGGGATTTCTCCCCTGCGCCAAACGGGTTATTGTTTAGATTGATAGTCTGGCCAACACCGCCAAGCACAGAAACTTCGCCTGTCTGCATGTTCCGCTGGTACGTTCCGGTAGGGTTTAGGCCCATCTGATTTTTCTGATCGTCCGTCAAAACGACGTACGAGTCTTGTGGCCTTTCAGCCTTCGGATCAACACCAGCAATAAGCGACCCATCCGAGTTAAAGCGCTGCTGGCCCCGAGAGAGCGTAAACCCTTGGGGCTGCTTCTGCTCTCTAAACAGGCTCTCAGAGTATGCTTTACCAAACGCATCAGGATTGGCTTGATAGGCCATGCGCTGTTCAGGTGTCATGCCTTGAAGCATTTGCTCCATAGCGGCCTGCTGCTGCGCTTGCTTGGCCTTGGCTTCATCTTGCGCGCGACGCCCTTGGATGTTTTGCACCGTTTGGGCGTAGTTTTGGTTACCCATTGTCCCATCCAAATCGCGCAAAGTGCCGCTAATCATGGCGAGCGCGTCCCAGCCCTTGCCGCCGCCGCTAAACATGCCACCCTTTTTCTTTGGCTGGCTTTGCACCATTTGCCGAGCAATGTCTTGATCAGCGGGAATCATGCCACCCGCCCCGCGCCGCATCACCGGGCTAGGTTGCTGAATGAACCTTTGAATAGGCTGGCCCGCTTGTGCGGGTTGACCATAAGGTGCAGTTGGGTCTTTTGAGCGCATACCGGGTTGTACGATTGGGGGGGTTCGAAACATATCGAACACTGGCTTTCCAAACGCGCCGCCGAACATTCCTTCAGACATTAGTTTAGTACCTCATAGTTGACCATCAGGAATCCATTATCGTGCCGCTGAACAGCTTCAGGCTGGATCAGCTTAACCTCTTGGGCCATCACGCCTTCGCGGCGCGTGCCCTCATCATCCCAATTGTAGCGGTAAGAATACCAATTATGCACACCGCGCTTGCCGAGCGGCCTAATATCTTGCTTGAGCGCCATGTCTGAAAATCCCATTGAGCCTAGGCCGCTTGCAAGCCCGCCCGCTGCGCCAAGAATGCCCACCAGACCGGGGTTCTGGCTTTCTGTGCTTGTGCTTGTGCTGTCTGTGATAATCGGCGTGGAGCCGAGAATACCCATCTGCACACCTGCGCGGCGATAAGGGTCTTCTTGTGCGCGCAAGAACTCTTGATATTGACGATCAAGCTCACCCTGCTCAATCCCGCGAGCATTTGAACCAAGCGCACTCATCATCGATGCTTCACCAGCGGCGTTTTGAGCGTAAGCGTTTCCAAGTTGCCCCATCATGCCCGACCTTGCGAGAATACCTTGATCATACTGGTTTTGCTGACCCACATTAAACTGATCGACGCCTTGCGCGCGGTCCATGTCTTGCCCGTACAATCCTAGCGCCCGGTCATAACCTTGCTGGTTTAGGCTAGCTGAAGCGTTGCCGACCTGATCAATAAACCGTTCATTGGTCAGGCTGTCAGAAACACCATGACGCGCCCCGCCAAAGGCTGATCGATGCTGTCCGGCCTCTGTGCCACTCATTGCGATCTGTCTGGCGCGGTCAAGGTCTGCCATCGTGCGATCCATGACCATGCTGTCATAAGGGTTGCTGTAGGCGCTTTGGTCGAAGTCTGCATATGACCTAGCCTCAATCGACTGCGGCCCGCCCTGATAGGCTTGCTCTGCGCCTAAAGCGGCGTTTTGGAGTATTCCCCCGGCTGTGCCAGCCTGAGCGCCGTAATTGTCCATCGCGGCCTGTTCAGCGCCGCTTATGCCTGCCGTGCGCTGACCACCATAAGACTGAAACGGGTTTGAGTTCAGAATACTATTAACAGCGTCTCGGCTTTGCGTGTACTGTTGCTGAGACCACCGATCAATTGAATTGTCTTGCGTGCTGCGCTGCTTAGTTTTGCCGCCCATAATTATAACTCCTTTACGAGCACAACGCGCTCAACATAACCACGCGCTTTTAAGACGCGCTTCCAACCCTTGCGGGCCTCACTAATTGTCACTTGATCAAACCCTCTGGCCTTGTGTTCTGCCTCTGCCGCATCCAGCATCTCGAAAAGCTCGCCCATATCGCCGCCAGCAAGCCAAATGTTGAAAGCCTTCACTTCTTCGGTCACCGCTGCGGACTTATGGTTAGGCCAGAGCCGCACATCGTTCACGCGGATCATCTTTTTAACGTCTTCAATCGTGTAATCACCGGGCGACCGATCTAGGGCCGCTTGCAAGTGTTCGATCATATGGCCACAGCAGACAAAGCGCCCGCGTTACTCACAGTAAGCGCAAATCTTGACCCGTCGGGACTTTTCAGAATTATGCGGGCGTCATTCATTTCAATATCAACACCGCGCTCAAGCTTTCGGTCTAATTCGCGCTTAATTGAGGCGCGGTTTTGTGATTCCTCACCCGCAGAGTAAGCCGGAGGTGCAACAGGTAACATTAACGACGCCCTCCCATGCTAAATTTCAGCCGTGGTACACCGATCCGGCCATTCTCACCGCTTTCAAATGTCCACTCCCACGCCACGAAGTTGCCAGAAAAGCGCACTAATTTAGGGCTTGCACTAGCGTACGGTCCGTACTCGTATTCATCGCCATTAGCGCGATACTTGGTGTAAAACTTAACCGTTGAATCGCCAGCCGTTTGCTCGTCTGGGTCATATTCACGGGCATAGATGAACCGCTCGCCATTCGCCATTGTGACCGGAGCCGAGCGTATGCGTGATTGGCGGCCATCTCTCATGTTGCCAATCTCATGCTCATACACTTGGCCGTCAGGGTCGATCATCAAAGGCTTGCCAAAGACGTCTTGGTTCGTGCCACATGCCCTTGATAGGCTGCCAATGTTCCAGAACCCGTCAAGATAGTTGAAAATGACGTAGCTATCACATTCAAAGCTGTCACCGCGCGGATAGAACCACCAAACTTCACCAAACGCGCTATTGTGAACAGCGTAAACTTTCGATTTCTGCGCATCATTCATGCCCGTAAAGACATAGTCATAAACATCGCATGGCATGGCCTGAACGTAACCGTTATACATCCAGAAATTGTTTTCACTCATCCAGAACGCTTGAGCACCGACAATTGCCACCGCTTGTGGGCTAATGATGCCGCACCCGCCCGCCAAGCGATCAAACACGTAGACCGAGGGCGCTCCGATATACCGCGCCAAGTGAACGTCAACGCTCGTAAAGATCAGCTCGCCACCGATGAAACGCTTCCCGCAGATAATCTTGCCGTTGGTTTGCAATTGAACACTGCCCGCCGTATTGGTTGCCGCTGGTGACCATAAGTCCCGATTGCCCCGGCTCGACCAGTCAATGCGACGTGGATCGCTGTCAGCACCGAGCGCCATCACGAATAGATCATTTGTAACAAAGACCGCAGAGCAGCCTGTAGGCGCATTTGCGATAACTGTCGCAGCGTTACTCGTATTCAAATCCCAATCGTAGATTTTGCCATCCTGCGGCATGCACCCAACAAGAAACTCATCAAACACATCAAGCGTCCACATCGAGGCAGAATTGACCACAGAAACGTCAGCGCGCGGGGTTCCGTATGTGCCTGCACCATAAACGCCAGACCCGTACCCGCCGCCAAACTCTGCATCAGCGCGGCCTGTAGTGAAGCCTGTTGGGGTGACGTCTGAGACTATTCCGGTCTGCGTCATCACAAATAAGCCTGAGTGCGTTCCTATGCCCGCCCATATCTGATTGGACTTATCAAGCCAAGTTGAGATCGCGCGGGGCTTTCCCGTCACCGTTGATTGCGAAATCTCCCTCCAACCGCCGATTGGTTGCTTATTGCCTTGATGCCAGCGCGCAAGGTCTGCATCGAAATACCTGCCTTCAACGCTGTATTCTGTACCCATGCGCGCAACACCGGGCGGAAGCTCCATCTTTACATTCTGCATCAGCCGCCCCCGATGTCTTCAAGAACAACATTGACTGCGTTTGTTACCTCAACGAGACCGGAGCCAGTATCCGTTACCGTGCAAGCAAATGCCGCTGCCTTGCTTTGTCCGCTCGTAAGTGACGTTGTGAATTGGGTCGTTGCCGCAAGCGGCTGTGTAATTGTAATGCTAGCGTCACCCGAAACACGCGCCCAGCTGTAAGTGTATGGCCCTATACCACCGTCTGGCGTTGCGGTTGTTGCTGGACTTGTTGTGGCGACACCTGCGCCCACCCTAAAGCCTGTCGCTGACGTTGGAGACGCCGAAGCACTAAAGCTGGAATAAACCAACTCATTGCCGCTAGCCGTGCCAACATACGCATTCAATACGGTCTTATTGCCGCTAGCCGTGCCAACGACAACATTCGCAATGACTTTATTACCTGCGCCGGTTCCAATCGTGATAGGCATTAGGCGTGCTGCAAGTAGATTTCACCAACGGCAAGCGTGCCCGGTGATGTTGATCCTACTGTGACCCTTCCGCTATTTGTATCTGTGCCAACTTCAACGCGCATAACTGTGTCACCGCGACTAGTTGCGCCCGCGCTCAAAGTCTGAGCGCTTGTCCATGTGTTTGCGCCCGATAGCGCGCCATAACTAGACACAGCCTGCGTCGCCATTGTGCCTAAGCCCAGCGTCGTCCGCATCGCGCCCGCATCCGATCCACCAACCAGCGTTCGGCCCGTCGATGAAATCGTAAATGTTGCAAACGCATCTGCCGCCGTGGCATAAATCGCTTTGTCCGCCGCCGTGGTCAGTCCTGCCAATGCCGCAAGGGTTGCATCAAAAGCCTGCACATTCGTACCAATAACGAGACCTAAGTTCGTTCTAGCAGTTGATGCACTGCCAATATCTGAGAGATTGCTGGTAGCTAACAGCCGACTCGTAACGCTATCTGCAACAGTTTTTAAATCCGCATCCACAGCATCAAATGCGGAATTTGTAATTGACCCCCAAGTATCAGTCGATCCACCAACGACAGGCAAGGTCCAAGAATAGTTCAGTGTAGCCATTAGACAGGTGCTCCGCTAGGCGACATTCTAAGGCGCTGGCCTACAATCCGCTTGTTCGCCTTATTGGCGTTCTGGATTGCAGAGCTAAACAGATTGCCCCATGTCGATTGCATCTCAGGGTCTTTCAAATAGCCCGCCGAATTGGTCAGAAGGCCATAGAGATAAATGTCAGGATATTTCTTCAGGATAGGATTGACCGCCGCCGCTTCAGAGAGCGGTGAAACGCGCGCCATATAATCTAGCACCATCTGAACCGTGCCATCAGCGTTCGGCTCTGGGTAAACAAGTAGTTCCTCACCCCATATCGTGAATATGCAAGGCGTTGCCGCACTAGACTTGCGCGCCCGAAATTCATCCATCGAGACATAAGTCAGCTTTTGACCTGAATCTGGCAATGTCAGCGACCGCGCCTCCAGAAAATCAGTTGGAACGGTCAGGCTTTCAGAGCCAACGATATAATTAACCGTCTTTTCCATTTCACGAACACGCAAGATCGGCTCAAACTGTGCTTCCGCTAGCCGAACAAATACCGGAATATTTAAATCCGCCTCAGCAACCAGCATAAAGTCAGCCGCTTTACTTAGCAGGTCATCATAGGTCGAAATTGCTGCTGTCATATTTGCCACTCGTATGCTCTTAAATAACGATATTCGTTACTATTCAGAAGACGCTTAACCCCCGCCCAATGGTCAGGATTGTTTGTGTCAATCCCGTATTTCTGGAGCCATTCAAGTTGCACAACCACCGGGATTGTCGCAGCCTTTCGAAACGTCTTGTCTTTTGTGTAGCCTTTGCCACCGCTGTTCTGTGAACGCTTGTTGGCCTCTATAATATCTGTGCAATCCTGCTCCGCGCCCAAGTCCCAGCCGCCAGTGTCGTTTGCGCGAATGTGCCACTTAACCCCCGCCCCCGATTGAAGCAGAAAGTTTTCAGCGTTGAACAGCGCGCTCACTAGTCGGCCTCGGCGTAGTGTTTAGCGTCGAGCTGCCATGCAGCCTTCTCAGGCAGAGCAACAACAGCGCCCCGCTCAAAATGACCGCCTTGGCCATCAGACACCTTGCCTGCGCCCCATTTAGTGATTTTCACCTCAACGTAGCCTTCTGGCACGCTAGGCGTTGGCGCGGGTGGAGCCGGGGCAGGTTCTGGATCAGGATCACCCACTTCGGCTTCTGCAATTAGCTTACGCAAGCCTTCTTCGCTATGGCGTGAATGCCACTTAATCCCCAATGCTTCACATTCACTGCGAAGCGTTTGGATCGTTTCATCAACTTGACTCATGTTCGGTCCTTTCCGGTTGCCGATAAGAAAAGGGCGACCCGAAAGCCGCCCCAATCAATTACTGTGACAAATCACCAATATAGCCGTGTGCCTTTTCGTTGCGGCAAACAAGCGTTTCCTCACAAAGCATGTGATACTTAGTGTTATCACCTGTTTTAGAGAGCATTTCGCGCTTGTATGGGCGCAGCGTAGCCTTGCCGACATATTCATGGTCGATAATCAGCGCGGCCTCTGTGAGACCATAGGCGAGTGGAACAACGGCCAATTCACCAAAGTCACCGATGTAGAAGTCAGCAGCGCCAACAACTTTAGCCTGGCTGTTGCTGTTCGCTGCCGTGCGGTGCTCTGAAATGCCCGTGAACGCAGAGAAATCTTCTTTATTCGCAGGTGACACATAAAGCGTGCGGCGCTTCATCTGGCCTGAATTTGTGAAGATAGACTGCATCACGGTTTTGACTTGTGACTCAGCAAACGCGCGGTTTGTGCCTGTTGTTGGTGCGTCAACGATAGACGTGCCAGTGTTGAAACCACCCGCAGAACCACCAGCGCCAAGATCAACATTAGTTTCAATCCAAGACTGAATGCCGCCCATTTGGCGAGGCGTTGCGCCGCTTTCCAAGACTGAAGCGTTCGCCGAAAGCATAGCCGATTCAATATCGCGCTTGATTTCCTTGCCTTTGATAATTGAGTGGCGAGCAATCTCAGACGCACGGCCAGCCTTATCAACTTTCTCTTGGGTTCCAGAGACAACAAAGGCGCGCTTACGAATTTGGCAAATGTTAGAGACGCGAGCCGTGACATTTTCTTCGAAAGAAGTTGTATCGTCACCCTCAAGCACGCCAGTCGTAACCGGAGTTGCAAGGTCTTCTGTCTGCCACTCGTGCCGAATGGCTTTGGCCTTGCCAGCCGAGCCAATGTTTGAAGTGAACGGAGTTTCTTCTGGGGCGACGCGAGAAATAATATTGCTCAGGTCTTCCCGGTTACCGACCTGCGTTGTTGTGCGGGCGGTATTAGTAGGTGCTGCCATGATTGGCGTTCCTTATGAAGTAGCACTACTCCAAGGCCAACAAAGCGTTCACAGCATCATCCGTAGATAAGCCGGAACTGGAGTTGATCTTTTTGCGTAGCGCTTGTTTTGATGACGCAGGCAGTTTTGCGGCGCTAGGCTTCAAGCCTTTGCGTCTCGCTTTACCTGCAACGGGTTTGGGTTTTGTCGCCGTTTTGGCCTTGGCTTGGGCTTCATCCCAAAGCATAGCTTTCCGTGCCACGATGAGGTCATTCGCACTTGCGCCCATCAGCATATCAGGCGTGTAGCCAGTGCTTACGAGATACGAAGTAACCTTCTTGTCGAGTTCAGAGCCTGTCTTTGGATCAAGAAACTCAGGCGCGCGTTCTCTCAGTTCGGCGTGGCGCTGTTGCGCGAACTGCTGAAACTCACGTTGCTCAGTCTCTTGTTTAGCCGTTATTGCTTTGGCTTTGGCGTCCTTTAGAGATTGGAACTTGGCTTGGTGTTGAGCATATGTGGCAGGATCAATTTGCTGCGCTTCCGCAACCCAATCAATACCCTCATAAAACTCTAACGCCCTGTCCGTCTCAGAGATAAAACCGTCCAGCTTCTCAACAGCGACTTCCGCTATCTTTCGCACGGTTGCGGTTTCCTCAAGCTTTCGGCTCAGTGTGATATTTCGCTGCTTTTCGTTCTTATTCACCTGCTCTGCCAAGTTCGCCACAATTGGGCGAAGCTCTTTAGGTGCAGCTTTCAAAGTCTCTTCAAGCTTGGCGAAAACCTCTTTTCCGTCAGCATCCCAAAATTGAGGGGTTTCGATTACCAGTTTTGGCTCGTCGCCTTCCTCATCACCGCCTTCATCGTCTTCCTCTTCAGGATCGTCTTCAGCGTCAAACTCAGCCGGGTCAGCTTCGTCTAATTCTTCGTCTACAGGTTCGGCGTCGTCGCCGTCGTCTGCATCATAATCTGCATCTTCAATAGCTTCAGGCTGCTCATCAGCGCCATCCTCTTCAATCTCTGCATCTTCCGCAAAGTCTGTTTCGCCAGTCTCAAACTCCATCAGCGCCGCTTCTGCTGCGTCAGTGGATAAAGCTTCTAAACCTTCAATCGCACACCAAATGCGCTTAGAAGGACGATCCATATAGGTTGCCGTCATAGGTTCTCTTTCAGTTTTGCTTTCAGTTTGACTTGCACGTCTTTGATTGCGTGCATTTTAGCCGCTGCTGCGCGGCGTTGAGCGTCACCCTCTTCGGTTAGCTCGTATTTGATAGATTCCGCCGCGTATTGAGCCTTTAGGTCTTCGCAAGCCTCGCCAAGAAGCTTTAAAACGCGCTCATTCACTGCGCGAGACTCCCGCCCGGCCGATCCTTAGACATTTGAGCGTCATTAGCCGCCTGATAAGCGTTGCGCTCTCTTGCAAGCTGCGCTTCCATTTGCGCTTTCTCTCTCGCTAACTGCATCTCTGCGTCTGCCTTGGCGCGGGCCAGATCCATCTCCATTTGGGCACGTTCTCGGGCCAATTGAGCGTCTGCCTGAGCCTTTGTCTGCTCTAGCTGAATTTGGCTTTGCATCTTCTGCTGATCCATCTGAGCCTGCATCTGGGCCTTTTGCTGCTCCATTTGCAATTTGGCTTGCTCTGCCTGCACTTCAGGGTCTGGCCCCTCTTGCTGCGGTGGCTGGTCAGCAGGGTTTGAGATAAACGTGCCGACCTGCTTAAGACCAAGACGATCACCAAGCGCTTTATAAAGGTTATAGACGTTCTCAGGGGTTACGAGCGGACCATTCATTCCGCCCTGCGCCTCGACAAGCATTCCTGTGCGGTCTGCCATCATGCCAAGCGCTGCAATATCTGCATCACGTCCACCAGAGCCAACACCGATTTCAATATCCATATCCATCCGGCGTGACCATTGCTGCGGATCAATTGGCACATATTTGCCCTTAAGCCGAACTGTATCAGCCTGCGTTGCGTTAGAGCGAAGCATATCATGCACACCCAAGAACAAGTCTTTCACGCCTGTTTCAGCAAACAAGCGCGCCATCATGCGAACACGCTTTTGCGCCGCATTGTTCTGGATTTGCATACCGCCTTTCGTTTGGTGAAGGCTATCAGGATTTAAGCCCTGCGCCGCACGGATAACGCCAGTGGATTGCTCCTCCATCGACTTAATCTGCTCAATTGTCTCGAACGGATTGATTGCCAGAGGAGCCGACTGGATTGGAAACACTGCGCCCGCCCGCTTCATGCGAATAGGCACGCCAGGGTCATTGTCTAGCACATCGTCAATTGTGTCTTCGGTGCTGTCATCTTCGGCAATGCCTAGACGCGCGTTAAGCTGGAAATTGTTATTGTCCAGACCATTGCGAAGCAAAGCCGTGTTAATCCGCTGCCAAGGCATAACCTTGTCTGCCAAATCCTGACCGATTAACTTGAACGGCATTGGATAAGGCGAGACAGCCGAATACTCGATTGCTGGCCGTTTCTCTAAGTCTAATATGACCTTTTCAGAATCAGCCGTTGTAACCCGCCAGATTTGAGGCTTTCCGTTCCCATCAAAATCTGCCCGAATATAGTGCTCCATAACCTCAACACGGCGAAGGTCGCCCATGCTGACAGTCTCGTCCTCGTCTTCACGTGACGTATTGCGGGCAAAGTCCACGCCTTCGTCTTCATCGCTATCAGCATCAGGAAGCGCGCGAACAATCTCGGCGTCATAACCATCGGCAATCAAGTCCTGAACCTGCGGGTTAGATCGCATAATGCAATATGGAGCATCTTTAAGGCGAACCGTTTCTGGCGCGGTTGCAAAGTCACTCGAAGGTACAGCCATCCACTCCACAGTCGGCGGCTTGATCGTCTTACGGCACTCAACCGTAATCATTCCTGTTTCTTCATTCGGCTCGGCAGATACAATTTCCAAGCCCATTTCTTGCAATTGCTGAAGACCTACCGGGTCAACCTCTTGCTCATAATCTTCATATTCAGCGTCATCGTTCCAGCACCATTTCGCAATGCCTACTCGGCAAAGCAGCGCCTCTTTGAACCACGTGTACATTTCCGAAAAGCCATCATTTCGCTGGAATACGATCTGACGTAAATAATCTGTCTCTTGCTCCGCCGCTTCAACATCTTCTTCACTCGCCGCCCTAAAGCTGATCGCATCCTCGCCTCCGAAAAACACTTCGATCAAGTCAGGCAGCACCGTTTCAACCATGTCAGCCAAGTCGGTTGTTGTTGCGCTTGATCGATTACTATCGACAGGCTGGCCATCTTCATCAGTTGCCACAGGCATATCAGGAACAACGCCCTTAAAATATTCCAACGCCATTTCGCGGTGGCGGTTCAGATCGTCGTCATTGTCCAAGCCAACAGCCCGCGCACGTTCATGCTGCAAGATACTGGTTAGCGTTGCCTCAGTTAATTCCTCACCTGAAAAGGAGAGGCCCGACAGATCAGTCATTTAGACACGTCTCCGAGGATACAAATTTGGGACGGGTAAGCGTGGCAGAAGCCTCATCATAAGAAGCTATTTCAAACGGCCCCTGATAACCCAAATTCACCCACTCGCGCTGTGCGATAATCTTGCAATGTTCAGCGCACCGCTGGCTCACAAAATCTTTAGTTGGTTTTGCCCCGGCAGCAATAAGGCACAACTCTAAATCACTTTGACTCTCAATCATATCGCTAGTGAAAGGGATAGTGACCTGTAGCTTCTGAAAATCAAGCGCTTGCATAGCGTCTCCTCTTCATTGGTTTAGACTTGCGGGGCGGCTCGTAGTGGATAGCCATTAGGCCGAACGCATCAGCCGCGTGTGATGACCAGTCATGTTCAGGGCCAAGCCCAATGTTGCGGTCTTCGTGTCGTTTCTCATGATAAAAGCCAATCGCCTCGCGGCCCGCTTCTGTCTTTTCTTCATCAAACCACATCTGGCCAAAGACGCGCCGAGCAGCCTCAACCCGCTGCATCGCTGCGCCCTTACCTTGGTTCGGTATCGTTTCAACCGTGAACCCGGCATCTCGCCAGTGGTCTTCGTATTTCTTGCCCGTTATGTTGTTTGAGTTTGTGCCGTCGTGCGGCAAGTAAACCCGTGTTTTCTCATAGCCATTTCGGCGCATCCAGTCGACGTGATAACCGAGCGTCTGACCTTGGCTTTCATAATAGTCGAGAACCCGTATTTCCCGATTTACAAACTGGACAATCCAAATCGTGTAAGCATCAGCCGTTGCGCCAGATCCACCAATATCGTGGTAGCTTCTGATTTCCATAAGCGGATCAGCGGCCAGCTTACATATGCGGCCTGCGCGCTTCGCCTCTTTCAATCCGTTGGCGTAATAAGCGCCCTCAAACGCCGTTGCGTAATCGCCTTCCCAGATATGCTCGTATCGATCAGCGTTATTTTCAAGATCGTCCAAGCGCTCATCTTCAAGCACACCGGGAAACCAAGGATTGTCTGACCAATTAGCCTGAACCACCGTCGCATTGGCTCGCCTCTGTTGGCGTAGCATCCTATCAACTGGGTCAGACTTGCGGCGCGGGTTCCATGAGAACCATATCTCAGATTCTTCCTTACGGATTGTCGGCCTAAGCATTTCAAGTGAACGCGCACTTAGCGTCTGGGCTTCCTCCACCCATGCCCGGTCAATACCTTCAAGCGACTTGATCGACTCCGCAGTATGATCCTGCATACCTTGGAATAATATTTCACCACCACCCGGCGTTTCAATGTGCGACTTCAAAACACGGAACTTAGAGCCAACACCCAAAGTCTGTATTTTCGTTTCAATCAGCTTCTTGGCCGATTGCTCTAGTGACTTCTGAACCTCACGAATACAAACCGAGCGCAAACCCGGATGCATCAAATGCTCTTCAACCAGATGCTCTGCGAAGAAATGCGACTTGCCGCTTCCCCGTCCGCCATGAGCGCCCTTGTAACGACTTGGTGCAAGCAAAGGCTCAAACACCTCTGCCGTGTCAATTACTAGCTCTGACAACGCGCCTGACCACAGTCTCTATCTTAATCGCGTCACCATCTTCGCCCGTCACCTGCATCGGCAGAACTTTGCCAAGCAAGGACATGAATGCGACCGGGTTCTTATCGGCCTGCGAAACGAGGTAATCAGTAATGCCCTCATCACCGCCGCCGCCAGCCTTTTGAGCCGCCTTCAAGATCGCATCTTTAAGCAAAGCTGTATTCTTGTTTGGGACGCCTTTAGGGCGACCGGGACCAGCCTGACCCTTACCAATCATGTTTACGTTTTTTTTAGTTTTTTTAACGGGCATAGGCTGTCTGCCATTGAGTAACCCAAAGCGCGCCACGGCCCGTCACGCCAAGCATCAACAGCGCCTCAATCTCATCATGTATTAGGCTAGACAAGCTAACGCCTGAGTCACTAGCCAGCTTTGTGACCTTAGCCTTCACGTCTGGGGTTGTCGTGAACGTGATTGTTTCCGTCTTACTCACATTAGCTCCCTCCCGGTCCTTACGGTTGCCGTTTGTTGCTATTCGATAATAAAACTACTTAAACGCGAGTTTCTAGCGTGTTTCGGTTATCCCGCCCGTGGCGATGTCAAACAGAAGTTGTATTTTGACCTAGTTATCCCGGCGCGCACGTCGCCAAATGATTGCGCCTGCGATACCACCAGCAACGCCGGGCAAGTATCCTGCAAATGGTGTAGCGCTTGGTAATAGCATTGCAGCAACGACAGAGACACCAACAGCGCCGCCAA